GGCAGCGACGGAGACGAAACGAAGCTGGCCCCCCAGTGTGAGTATGACGATGCGCGGTTCTGGTATCTGATCCCCAACGTGGCGCTGAACGTGGTGGTGCAGTTCTACCGTCAAGCGCACCAGGTCTTCCCCGACGATCGTCGCGGACTGCAGGCGAAGCTCCTCGAGCGCGGGCTGCTGTTTCCGATCGGCTCCCAGACGTACCTGTACCAGATGCCGATCGAGGGGCGGCCCAGAGTATGGCGGATCAGCAAGCCTGTCGCGGGGAAGGCCCCGTAGTTTCTGTTTACATACGCGTAGGCTCCGGAATGTGTGAATGTGGTGAATTCGTTGAAAAGAGTGAATCAGATCATCAGATGACTATGAGCTTTCAGGATATTCACCACGTTCACCCGTATCACACGTCCGAAACCCCTATGCATGTGGGGAGAAATGAAAGCTATATGAGCATCTTGCGAATTCGAGGAGACAGTGAGTCCGTTCCGAGTAGGTTGGTTATCGGAGTGTTGATATGACGACGGTACGAGCGGTGGATCTGTTCTGTGGAGCGGGTGGGCTCAGTGGTGGCCTGAAGATGGCTGCCAGTGCGCTTGGCGTCACGGTTGACCTCATCGCGATCAACCACTGGGACGTGGCGATCGCGACGCATCGAGGCAACCATCCGGAGGCAAGGCACCTATGCACCGGTGTCGAGAGTGTAGATCCTTGGGACGTGATCCCTGCGGACCACCACGTGGACATCCTGGTTGCGGGGCCACAGTGTACGTATTTCAGCCGGGCGCGCGGGGGACGCCCGGTGACGAATCAGCAGCGGGTCAGCCCGTGGCTCATCTTGGACTGGTTGGAGAAGTTGGATGTCGACAACGTGTTGATTGAGAATGTGCCGGAGTTCAGAAAGTGGGGGCCGGTCAAGGACGGTCGGCCTGTGCGGGAACTGTGTGGTCAGACGTTTGCGGCGTACATCGAGGCGATCAAGTCACTGGGGTATCACGTGGAGTACCGGGTTCTGAACTGCGCGAACTACGGCGATGCGACGACACGGCGCCGGTTGTTCATTATGGCGCGACGCGGCAAGCCGGTCCGCTGGCCACCGCAGACACACGCCTCTCCAGACGAGCTCGATCGAGCGGATGGCCTATTTAGGCGGCAGATCAAGCCCTGGAAGCCGGCGCGGGAGATCATTGACTGGTCGGTCAAGGGCGAATCGATCTACGAGCGGAAACGGCCACTGGCGAAGAACACGCTGCGCCGGATCGCTGTGGGACTGGAGAGGTTCTCGGGAATACCGTTCGTGTTGGGGCAGCAGAGCGGCTCGGTGGCGAGGTCGGTAGAAGAGCCCATCCCCACCGTGGCGACGGAGGGGGCGATCAGTCTCGTAGAACCGACACTGCGTCCGTTTGTGTTGCCACCGGCGGGTTATTACCGAGGGGACAACCTACCACGGGACGTTGACCAGCCGCTTCAGACGATCACCTCACGCGGAGGGGGGCACCTGGTGCAGCCGTTCCTGGTCAAGCTGCGCAACAACAGTGATGTTGTGTCAATCGACGATCCTTTGCCGACATTGACGGCGGGCGGGGGCCACCTGGGCCTATGCTGTCCGTTTCTGATCCCCTTCTACTCGGAGCGCCAGGGGCAGGCTCCGCGGACGCACTCGATCGATGATCCGGTGCCGACGATCACAGGCGATCCGAGATTTGGACTGGTGGAGCCATACATCATTCCGGTCAACCACGGCAACGACACGCGGGCCTACTCGATAGATGAGCCGCTACGCACGATCACCGGTGTGGACGCGTGGGCGATGGTGGAGCCGTACCTCATCCAGCACAACGGTACATCCGAGGCGAGCTCGATCGACCGACCAGTACCTACGATGACGACCAAGGACCGATTTGGACTGGTGGAGCCTGTGTTCCTTCGGATCGGTGACGGGATCTATATGCTGGACATCCTCTTCAGGATGCTACTACCTCACGAGCTCGCAGCGGCAACGTCGTTCCCCTCGTCCTACAAGTTCGAAGGGAATCGTGGTGATGTTGTGAAGCAGATCGGGAACGCAGTACCGGTGAAGACGGCGAAGGCGCTGTGTGAAGCATTGCTGGCGGAGGCTTGAGCTATGTCCGAGTATGAGATAGAGGGCGATGTAGTGTGCCCGGCGTGCGGATCCTGGCCGCTGCACCGTCGGGAGTGTTGGTGCGAGGATGGTTGGGTGTGGGGGTACGACGAGGATCCTCTCTGGTACGACCCCGACGAGCTGATCCCGTGCACTGAGTGCGACGGTGTCGGCTTTGAGCTGTGGTGCCCACGGTGCGGGGCGGATATGAGGCGTCCGGAATGGCGCGCAGCCATAGAGGCGCAGTGGGCTGATCTCGACAGGTTGTATGAGGAGGCGCTGCGATGACGAGACCGGGGAGGACGGCGAAGGGGTTGTGGTGGGATCGGGCGTGGACGCTGGTCGAGGGGTGTACGAAGGTCGATGAGACGTGCGCGCACTGTTGGGCTGAGCGGCTATCGGCGATGCGGAAGCACAATCGGTTGGTGGGCGAGCATCACGCCGGGCTGACCGATGAGGACGGGCGGTGGACGGGCAGGGTACGGCTGCAGTTTGAGCGGCTCGAGATGCCGCTGCGAGCCACGTCGTCGTGGACATGGGCACTCTGGAATGACCTCTTTCATCCGGGTGTGCCGTGGCCGTTCGCAGCTCAGGCCCTTGACGTGATGGCAACCGCGGACCGGCAGCGGTTTGTGGTGCTGACGAAGCGCCCGGAGCGGTTTCAGTACGTCCATTGGGAGATGGCAGAGTTCTGGCCCGGCGACACGCCGTACTCGACCGCGATGGAGATGGAGGGCGAGCTGAGCAACGTCATGTGGGGCACGTCGGCGGGTACTCAGGCGGTCGTGGACGAGAGGATCGATAGGTTGCTGGCGATACCCGGGCGTCACGTGGTGAGCGTGGAGCCGATGCTGGAGAGCGTTGATCTGGACGGGTGGTTGTGGGGGCCGCACGCGATGCGATGGAATGAGTACGCCGGCGATGAGATTGTGCCTGCTATCGATTGGGTCCAGATAGGCTGCGAGACCGGTCCGGGACGACGATCGGTCGATCCGGATGCCGTGCGGTCGCTGATCCGGAGCTGCCACGACGCGGGGGTGCCGGTGTTTGTCAAGCAACTGGAGATTGGCGGGAGGGTGACGTCGGATATGAGCTGCTGGCCGGCGGATCTGCGGGTGCGCGAGTATCCGGAGGGGTGGTGAGGCTATGCCGAGAGCGGCGAGGGCGGCGCGGTGCCGGCGTGTGGTCGTACAGGTACGGTTGGATGGCGAAGCGGACCAGATCGTCACGGAGGTGATGTATCTGTTCGGCGGCACAGCAGATCGCGGTGAACGGCGAGGGTTGGACATCACCGGCAATCGATGTCTGGTACCGGATGTATGGGACGTGGTCTTTGACCAGGTTCTGAAGGAGAAGGGGTCAGGCGCGCGGCTGATCACGCTGCGCCTGGACGATCGGGGGATGGGCACGTCGCTGGCCGGGCGGCTGACAGGCATGCTGGAGGTGATCGGTCACGAATTGCGCGTGCACGTTGAGGCGCCTGATGCGCGGGGGTACGTGGGATGAAGCGGAGAAGGGGTAAGTCGCGCTTGGGCATGGTGCGACAGGCCGGGTACAAGTCGGACGACTTCACTGTGCATACGTGTCCGACGGATGCGGAGGTGGGGTTGCCGTTGTGGAACACGGGCGCACGGTTCAGCAGGCAGGCTGTGGCGGCGATGGTGCTGGATGGGGCGTTCGCGTCGGGGACGGTGTTGCGGCAGAAGGACCGGCTGTGGCTGGTGGAGGATGGGCGGCTATGCGAGCTCAGACGTGGAGCGCCGACGGGTCGGGAGCTGTGCCCGAAGGAGTCTCGTGACGGGGAACGCGTGATGTGGGTGCAGGCACCCGCAGCGGCGGATTAGGGACCGGGTATGCACGTTATCGGCGAGCTAGTCTATGCCGACGGCGCCACTACAGGTGGCTATCTTGTACGCGCCGGATGATGTGCTTTCGCGCCAGACATCACCGTTGACGAGGATCTGACAGGTAACGGATCCCCGTTCTCCCCGATTCTGTGCTGAGATAAAGGCGAAGTCACCCCAATCAAGGCGCACTTGTTGCTTGTAGGGCACGGGGACGTCGACTTGCTCGGTGCCTCCCTGAGCATTGATGAGGGTGATGGAGACGGATGAGGCCGTGCCCTCAACGACGTAGTAGACCTCGGGCGGCACGTCGAAGACCGAGGTGGGGCGGCGCGTGGGGATACGTGTGGCCACCACACGCGGGGGTGACGGCGCTCGCGGGGTGGTTATCCAGGTGATGATGGCGCACAGCGCGGCCAGGGCAGAGAGGGTGAGCAAGATCGGATAGAGCTTGATGGGTTGGCGTTCCACGTGGTCCTCCTAGGGTAGGTGTTCACAGGCGATGCCGTCGTTGTCGCTGTCGAGGCGGTGGATGTCACCGGCCCCCTGATCGAGGCAGTAGCGGTAGCAGGCCTGCGCCTGGGCCTGGGTGGAGAAGTGAACGCAGTTGTAGAGATCGGCGTGGCAGGCACAGACGGGCCGCGGCGTGGCGGTGGGCGGCGGTGATGTGGGCGCGGGCGTCGGTGTGGGCGGGTCGGCGCGGGCGATGAGCGGCAGGAAGGTGCGGGAGAAGGTGGTGCCGGCGCCGGGGCCGGCGGGGATGGCGCGGGCGGGAAGCAGGGCTCCCATCAGGATCAGGGCAGACAGGCCAGCAGCAAGCAAGATGCGTTTGCACATAGCGACCTCTCATACGGCTTGGGTTGATGTATCTATTGTACACTGAATATGCAGACAATGCACGCGGGCGCGTCATAGAACTGACGTTCTATTGACTGCGGGCATGATATGGCCTAGAATGGGAGATGAGACGGGAATCTCGATAGGGGGTATCGACACGTGATACGCGTTTTTGCGTTTCATGGTATACTGCGGCACAGGTGCCCGGTGGCACGTGGCTTCCCCTGAGATTCCCGTCTCCGGAAAGCGCGGTCCACCGGGGGCTTATGCGTTATCAGGACAAGGAGACGGGAAATGGCAGTACCGGATGAGGTTTTAATTGCGAGGGCGAAGGCGACGGGGGCACGGCTGCTGGCGCAGATCATGGCCCGGATGGACAGCGCGGCACGCATCACGCTGGTCCTGTGCGAGTTGGAGCGCGCCGTGCAGGTGGGGCAGCCGGGCGACGGCGATGAGCTGTGGTCGCAGTTGTGGACTGAGCTCCTGGGCCAGGTGGACGAGGCGACGCGGCGGTTGCTGGTGCAGTGGGAGGCGCTGCGAGCGACGCGCTTCGTGCTGATGCTGGGCGAGCCGAGCGGGCTGAACCTGGGTGAGGTGCACGAGGACTTGTGCGAGGAGGTGGTGACGGCGGAATGGATGCTGTCGGAGGCGGGATAGGGGAGTGTTGAGGCGGGCAGACCCCCGGTGAGGATACCGGGGGTCTTTTTCGTGCCGGTGCTATGAATATAGAGATGGTAAAGTTGAACGATATACTAGATGCGGGTATAATGAGGGTGTGATCCACGAGAGGTAGCGGCAGGGTGTCCAGGAGGAGGGTAGGGATGCGTGGAGTGCGGCTGTTGTGGATGGTGGTTGTGGTCGTGGCGATGTGTGCGGTTCCCCTTGTAGTGTACGCCCAGGCGGGCGATCCCCCGGATCTGACGCCGGGGATCAGTGAAGACGAGATCCCCGAGGCGGTCGATTTCCTGTGGTTCTTGGCGTCGCCGGTCGGGGCGATCGTGGTGGGGATTGTGGTGTCGATGCGGCTGGAGAGGTGGTCGTGGTACCAGGCGCAGAACGACGAATTGAAGCGGGTGCTGGCCTATGGAATCACGCTGGCCGTGGCGACCGGTGCGTATGCGTTGGCGCGCTGGGTACCGGCGACGTTTTGGGAGGCCGCGGCGCCGTTCTGGATGATCGTGGTGGTCTGCTTCTTCGCTGTCTTCGGCAACCAGGGATGGTTCCAGCTCGTGATCAAGCGGGCGCGGCACGAGGAGACGGTGCGGTCGTTCAAGGTCCTGGGGTAGCGCGTGGAACCGGCGTTGTTGACGGCGATCGGTGTGTTGGCCACGGCGCTTATCGGGCTCGGATCATCGCTGGCGGTGCTGGCCAAGGTGCGCGACGAGCGGGGGAAGTTGGCGGCGGAGAGCCGTAAGCTGACGGCAGAGAGTGACAAGCTGGGCGCTGAGCAGCAGGACGTTGAGTCGCAGGCGTCACGGCGGATCACCGAAACGGCGTTGTTGCTGTTGGATCGGTTGCCCGCGCGGGTGGCCGATCTGGAAGCGGAGCGGGAGCAGTTGGTCGCGCGGTTGGCCGAGCAAGAGGCGCAGCTGAAGGCGCTGCTGCAGCAGGTGAACGGGCAGCAGGCGCAGCTCGATCGTCAGGCGGAGCAGATGGGCCAACAGGCGATGCAGCTGGCGGCGCTCGAGGCGGAGCGCGAGGAACTCTACAAGGGCATCGAGTTGCTGATCCGCCAGATCAACAACCTGGACGCGTGCCCGGACTGGGTCCCGGCCAGGAAGGCGAAGGGGCACTGATGATCCGGCGTCGGGTGGCGGTCATCCAAACGGACAAGCACGGCGGGCACAAGCTAGGGTTGTGCAGTCCGGAGGTGGTGCTCCCGGCAGACGACGAGATCGGGCGTCCGGCACCGTACACGCCGGATCTGACGGCGTTTCAGAAGGTGCTATGGAATTGGTACCTGGACGATATCGAAGCGGTGATGCGATTCGCAGCCGGCGACGAGGTCGTGCTGTTCGACCTGGGGGATCAGACGCACGGGCTGAAGTACCCGGAGCACCTGATGACCACGCGGTTGGCGGATCAGATCATCATCGCGGTGGCGAACGAGATGCCGTGGTTCGAGTTCGACAACGTGGTAAAGGCGCGGTTTGCGAAGGGGACGGGGAGCCACGTCTTCGGCCAGGGAAGCGCGGAGATCATCATCACGGAGCAGCTGCGAGCGTTGTATCCGGAGCGAGATTTCCGCTGTCTGTACCACGGGGTGGCGGACCTGGGCGGGGTGACGTTGGATTGGGCGCATCACGGGCCGGGGCCGGGGATCCGCGATTGGACGCGGGGCAACCAGGTGAGGTATCACCTGCGGGATCTGGTCTACCGGCAGCGGCGGCACGCGGAGCATTGGCCGGCGCGATTGTACGTACGGGGTCACCGGCACTCGTGGGTGCGGGAGACGCTGTACGAGACGTGGCAGGGGGAGGAGTACATCTACGACCTGTTCACGCTACCGAGCTACTGCGGGCTCGGTGACTACGGCCAGCAGATGTTGCAGAGCCTGCCGTTTCAGAGCTATGGGTTGGTGGCGATTGAGTTGTTGGACGGCGAGGTCGGGCGGATCAAGCCGTATATGCGGGTGCAGGACATCCGGACCTGGGAGCGGTTATGACGGATTGTCGGGAGCAGGTGATCGCGGAGATCGCGGCGATGTCGGGCGTGATCTCGGAGATCGAGGATGACGAGATCACAGTCAACGATTTGATGGAGGGGACGGACTTGGGGTATCAGGCGTGTGCGACACGGCTGGCGGAGCTGGTGGAGGAAGGGCGGTTGACGATGCGGTGGGCGATCGCGCGAAACCGGCACCGGGTGAAGGCCTATCGACTGGTCGACCCGACGGATCACATACCGGGTATGGACGATACCGGAGAGCAGGGCTGAGAGATGGTGAACCATCGGGTGCCGAGCCCGGCGCAGGTGATCGAGAAAGAGTTGGATGAGCGCGGCTGGTCGGTGGAGGAGCTGGCCGGGCGCGCCGGGTTGGCGCCTGAGACGATCACAGCGGTGCTGGAGGATGACCGAGCGATCTCGCGCGAGATTGCCAAGGGGCTGGGTAAGGCTTTCGGTACGTCAGCGGATCTCTGGTACCAACTGTCGATCAACTACCGGTGGTGGTTGCGCGACATGCCGCCGGAGACGATGGGGTGGATGACGCCGGAGCTGCGGCGAGCCCTGGACGAGATTGAGCAGCCACACGTGGCGAAGAAGCGGGCCACGGTGTTGCTGCTGGCGAGCGCCACGGCGAACGACGTGGCATGGTCGACGGTGTTCGAGGATCCGCGGGCCTGCAACCAGCGGGTGTGGTACCAGAAGTGGCAGCATGATCCGGCTATCGCCACGGCGCTGGAGTTGGCGACGATGGAGGCGCTACATTGGCGAGATGCGGAGACGGCGCGGATCGAGGCACACGTGACGCAACAGCGGCGGCGGGCGATCGCGGAGGGGTCGCTGGATGCGGTGACGGGGTTACGCAAGACGGCGTTGTCCGAACCGTCACATATGCAGATCGATGCGAGCAAGGTGCTGCTGACCCTGGCGGACGAGGAGGCAGCGGCGAAGCTGGCAGCGGCGAAGGGCAAACCGATCGAGGTAGAGGTCAAGGGTCTTGACGACCATATTGAGCGAGAACTGGCGAGAGTGGCCACCGGCGGCGAAGCAGGCGATGCTGAGGAAGCTCCGGGCGATGCCGACGCGGAAGCCTAGCGCCCAATACGCGACGTATCGCCGGGACCCTGTCGGGTTCATCGATCGGGTCCTGGGCTGCACGTTGACCGGGCCGCAGAAGGCGGTGTGTGAGAGTGTGCGCGATTACCAGGTGACGGTGGTGCAGTCGGCCAACGCGGTGGGGAAGACGCACGCGGCGAGCGGCACAGCGCTGTGGTTCCTGCGGACCTTTGAGCGCAGCAAGGTGATCGCTACAGCGGCACCGCCGCTGGAGAACCTGGAGCGACTCCTGTGGGGCGAGGTCGAGGCGCGATTGGCGGGGGCCGGGGATGCGTTTGCGGACGCGACGGCGGGTTATCTGAATGTCGAGATCCTGCCCGAGTGGTGGATGGCGGGCAGGGCGATCCCGATGTCGGGCACCTCGGCCCAGCGAGAGGCGAAGTTCAGCGGTATCCACGCCCCGGCGTTGCTCTTCATCGTGGACGAGGGCGATGCAGTACCGGAGGAGGTCTACCGGGGAATTGAGAGCTGTATGTCCGGCGGGCTGTTCCGATTGCTGATTCTATTCAACCCGAGGGAGAGCAAGGGCGAGGTCTACCGGATGGTCCAGAGCAAGACGGCGCACGTCGTGACGCTGGACGCGTTCAGTCATCCGAACGTGATCAGCGGGAGGAATCTCGTGCCCGGCGCGGTGACGCGGGAGGTCACGGTGTTGCGCATCGCGGATTGGAGCCGCCCACAGGCGGCGGGGGAGTCGATCCGCGACGACGACCCCGACTGGTTCCGGGTGCCGGCGTTCCTGGATGGGGCCAGGGCCACGCGCAAAGACGGCTCGCTGACGGAGCCGTTGACCGGCGGTGAGATGCGCAAGGTGACGAACCCGGCGCTGTCGTATATGACGCTGGCGCGGTTCCCCGGGCAGGCATCGAACCAGCTGATCAGCCGGGTATGGGTGCGGTCGGCGATGGCGCGGTGGGTGGCTCGGCGTGAGCTGCATGGAGATGCACCTCCGGAGGGCGTGCGACCGGTGCACGGACAGGACGTGGCGGAGATGGGCGCCGACTTGAACGCGGCGTGCTTGCGCTACGGCAGCTGGGTGGCGCCATTCGAGACCTGGAACGGCGTGGACGTTCTGGTGACCGGAGATCGAGCGGCGAGATTGGCGGCGACGCGCCTGGCGGTGGCCTCGTTTGTGGACGCGACGGGGATCGGTGCGGGAGTGGCGCCACAGATGGATCGTCGCTGGGCAGCGGATCGGGCAGACCTCGTGATGGATGCGTATGAGGGTCAGGCGGTGGCAGTGAAGGTGGCCAGCAGTCCGACCGAGGCCGTCGACGAGGGTGAGTTTGGGACGTTGCGCGACCAGATATTGTGGCGGGTGCGTGAGTGGCTGCGAACAGACCCGGCGGCGATGCTGCCCCCCGATCCTGATTTGGAGGACGAGCTGTGCGCGCCGCAGTATGAGGTGCGGCGTGGAAAGCTGAAGGTGACGGACAAGGAGACGCTGCGATCGTGGCTGAAGCGGAGTCCGGACCTGTTGGATGCGCTGGCGCTGACGTTTGCGCCGGAGCCGGCCGCGGAAGACGGGACGGCGATGGCTGAGGCGATGGTGGCGGTGAGTCCATTCTGAGGAGGGGGATTACCGGAGGGTAGGAGGGCACGATGAGTCGAAAGCAGGGGCGGGGGCGTCCGCTCGATGAGATGGTGAAGGGGTCGCTGGATTATGAGATGGCGCGGGTGCGCCAGGCGTTCCGGGCGCAGTTCCCGTCGAGCGACGCGTGGTGGCCGTGGATCGAGGAGATCTTCGGCGATCACGTGATCGTGCATGACGACACGCTGCAGAGCGATGAGTACTGGCACGTGCCGTACACGCGCGAGGAGGGGCAGATTACGTTTGCGGCACGCGAGACGTGGGAAGCGGTCGAGTTGACCTATCAGCCCCAGAGCCGGATCGACGAGTCCAACAAGGGGCCACGGCAGCGACTGGTTGAGCGCGTTGCCGACAGCCGGGTGCGACTCGTTGAGTCTGAGGGTGGGCTGACAGGACGCATCACAGCGATCGGGTTGACGGCGGACACCGTCAACGGTAACGGTCGGAGGTATCCGGCGCGGGTTGTCGAGGCAGCGGTCCGTGAGTTGCGGGGTCATCTGCACGAGAGCGCCGGTCAGGGCAGGCTGATACAGGTGTTGGGCGAGGCGGAGCATCCTTCCGACAAGCCGACCAGGCGTCCGAACATCCTGGAGACAGTGTGTGTATGGGACGATGTTGCCTTCGATGGCGCGCAAGTCATCCTCGAGGGACATATCGTCCGCACGTCGAAGGGACAGGACATCCTGGCGTTGATGGAGGGCGGCGTGAGGCCGGACATCAGTCAGCGGGCCTATGGGAATGTAAAAACCGTCACGGAGAACGGATTGACCGTCGAGGAGGTCACCGAGCTCCACATCACCGGATATGACTTCGTGCTGGAAGGCAGCGACCTGCAGGCGGGGGTCACGATGGTGGAATCACGAGACGATGAGGAGAGAGCGATGGAACTCGAGGAGCTGAGGAAGAAGTACCCCGATCTGGTGCGTAAGATCGAGGAAGAGCACGATGCGAAGAAGCGTGCTGAGATGGAGCGGAGCCTGGCCGAGCGGGCGCGGGCCGATGCAGAGCGTCAGCGGCTGTTGGCCGAGCACGATCGCGAGCTGCGGGAGATGCTGGGCCTGGGCGAGACGGACGACCTAACCGCGGCGTTGGAGTCGCGCGAGCGCCGGCTGCAGGAGATGGAAGAGGCTGAGCGGGCGCGGCAGGTGGCGGATTACATCGACACGCAGATGGCCGAGATCAAGTATCCGGAGTTTCTGAAGGTGCAGTTCGTCGAGTCGGTCAAGGCGGCCGGGGCGAAGAGCATCGAGGAAGCGAAGGCAGCGATCGTGGCCAAGCGCAAGGAATACGACGCGATCGTGGCCTCGATGCAGCTGGAGCGCCGTGGTTTCCAGGGCGTGGGCGTGCAGGTCCTGGGTCCGGTGATCGAGGAGCAGCTCGGCATCCCGGCATACGCGGCGGCTGCGTGGCAGCTGCAGGAGAGCCTGGTGCGGTCGAACCTGGCGCGGGAATGGGATCATCGCAAGCCGAAGAGCGTGAACGAGCGCTTTGCCGCGGAGTACCTGCGACGGTTTGATGAGGTCTACGCTCGCGAGCTCAAGGCTGAGGCCCGGCTGTTCGAGGAAGCCGAGCAGGCGAGCGATCTGAGCTTGCCGTACAGCGTGATGCGGGCGGTGGTGGCCGAGGCGTTCCCCGAGCTGGTGGCGACGAGCATCTTCGACGCGCAGATGATCAACGAAGCGACGACCCGACTGTACTTCGAGGCGTACGAGGGCGAGACCGGTTACAGCGTCGACGTGACCAACGAAGACGTGACGGCTGATCGCGGCGACTGGGTGGCGCTTGACTATAAGCGCGTGACCCCGGGCAGCGTGGCGGTCAAGAACACGGGTGGGGATACGACCTACGTCGAGGGCTCGGACTACGTGATCGACTATGCCAACGGGCGTCTGATGGCGCTCACCGGTGACATCAGCGACGAGCAAGCGCTCAAGGTCTCCTACACCTACACGGCCATCCGCAAGGGCGAGATGGCGGCGATCGAGCGGGGCAAGGTGAAGCTCAGCTACATCACGGTCGATGCCCTGGCGGATCGGCTGGCCACGCAGATCTCCAACGAAGCGATCGTCTTCAGCCGGGCGCAGATGAGCTACGACGCTGTGACGCGCACGCTGGCGAGCCTCGTGCGGCAGGTGCGTCGCAAGACGGACCAGGGGATTCTGTATGCGGCACTGGCTGCGGTGCTGCAGGTGGCCAGCAACAGCGGCGGCACGTGGACTGCATCGTCCGGCGATCTGGACGATCTGATCAAGTACATCGGTCTGGCTAAGGTGAAGGTAGCTAATCGCTATTACGAGCCGACGGGGATCCTGATGTCGGCGACGAATGGGGACCGGGTGTCGAACTGGGACGGTTTCAAGCGGGACGGCTTCCCTGACGCGATCCTGAACGCCAACGGCTTTATCGGTCGAGTGAAGGGCCTGCCGGCTTTCGAGTCGACCGAGTTCAGCGACGCGTACATCCTGGCGGTGACGCGCGACCTGGTGATGCACCGGGTCTTCCAGCCGATGCAGCTCAAGGGACCGTATCCGACGTATGACGTCAGCGCCGCGACGAGCAAGCTGATCGCGGCAGATCAGTACTATGCCGAGGAATACAACCTGACCGAAGCGCCGGTGCCGGAGAAGGGCGCCTACGTCGTCATCACGTAGCCGATAGGTGCGATGGGCGAATGGGGGTCGGGGCAGCCTGCCCCGGCCCCCGAGATGATGCAGATCACGAGGAGAGAGGAAAGATGAAGAGCAAACGATTGCTGCACGTGATGGGGCTGGTGGGCATAATGGTCCTGGCGTTGGTCGGCGCCGTGCAAGCGAGCGATCCGGGAGAACCGCAACCGGGTACGGTGCGCGGGCTGGGTGGCCCTCACACCTTCTACGTGGGCGGGGTGGTCACGGAGACGACCTATACGGCGTCGCCGCGGGTAGTGTACGGGCAGGACGTGAGCCAGAGTTGGCTATGGCACGCGGTGGACGTGTTTGTGACGGCAGACGTGAATGGGACGGACGTGATCACGGTGACGCCGCAACTGAGTGTGGACGCGGCGAACTGGGCGGATGCTACGTATACGTACATCGCAGAGACGTGGACACAGGAGACGGATGGTGTCACCACGACCACGACGTCGGTCTCCGCGCCGGCAGAGGCGACGTACCGGATCGTGATGAGCGCAGACGGCACTGACTACGTGCGGATGCCCTTGGCCGGACGCTATCTACGGTTCAAGATCGAGACCTCGGGGACGGTGACACCGACCATCCAGGCGCTGTTCAGGAACGACTAGGCAACACGTGCGCGTGCAGCGCGCAAGCGAGGTGGAGAGGTGATGAAGCTGAGGGTTGTGTCGGATGACGGGGTGGTGGTGGGCCACAAGCTGCGACTGCGGGGAGAGGTGCTGGAGGTGGATGACGTGCTGGGGAGCGATCTGAAGCATCGTCACCCCCTCGTGTTCGTGCGCGTGGACGACGTGGAGGAACCGATCATCTTCGCCGAGCCTGCGCCGTGGTGGCGGGATCCGGTGAGCTCGTTGGGACTGAGCCCGCGGGTGCTGGACGCGTTGGACGCCAATGGGGTGGCGACGGTAGGGCAGCTCCACGATGCATATGGCCGCGGCGATGCGTCGATGCTGGAGCTTCAGGGGATCGGGCCACGGGCACTGGAGGAGATCCGGGCCGCGCTGGCGACGCCTCCAGAGCTCTCCGATAAGGACGATATGGGGAGTGAGGCGTGAGCATCACGCTGGCCTCGCTGGTGAGTCG